GTGTTCTATAAAATATCCCATTCTCTTCGATGTCTGAGAGTACATCTTTGTTAGTTGCTACTAAAAAATCTGGAATGAAATCTTTATAAATTGAGTTGCATCCGTAAGTTCTTAAAACCTTTTGTGGTATAGCATTGAGAGGTCTATTAACTAACAAAGAAGGATTAAACTTTTTTCTGCTGATTCCGTTTCCGAAAACTACTGCACACTTACCGTAAGAAGGCCAACTATTATCTGTTAGATTTAGTCGTGTTCTATGTTCAATCCACTCACTGTGTTGATACACTAGCCCGGATATTGCTTCTTCACTAGTGTAGGTGGATCTGTAAAATGTGTTAATAGCCATATCTACTATTTATTATGGATATTATCTCTAAGGAACTCGTAATGAGTAGGTAACGTGTCTATGTGCTTGAGAACTTCTTCTCTATGCTTTAGCCAATTATCGTATACCTGGCGTCTGAGTTCGGGATTTTCGCCTACTCTATTATCCTCATAACGCAAGAAGTTTGGCTCCACTGGATTATATCCCATGCCTGCTGCAATGTAGATAATGCCGCCCATGTTATTGTCAAACTTGCGAATCCGGTGCATACGCATACTTAGGTCCGAGGATGATCTAACATCGTGATCAAGTATTGAAACACCAGACAAGCTCGACATAGAGGACATTGTTCTTGAATATGATATGTCCCCGGACACTTCTTTCCAGTACGGAGTGTCATTACGCATGCTCAACGCATAATGTTGGCTAATAAAATCCTTAAAGCCAATAATCTGTTCCTGGAATCCAACGTTAAACAAATCAACATCGTAGTTACTAACAACGCCATTACGCATTAGCAAGGTACTAACCAACTTTATAATGCCTTCGTGAGTTAACATTAAGCCAGTTGATTCCAGGGGCTCAATGAACCCATTGGCAAGTCCAATACCAACTACGTTTTTAACCCATGCACGTTCATGCACTCCGTGTTTAATCTTAATATGGCGAACTTCGCAATTGTCTGCACGTTCTGCGTCCGGGAAGATCATGCGATTGCTTTTTAAATGCTTTCGGAGTTGTGCTTCTGCTTCCTCTTCCGTTGCATGCTTACTACTGTATACATATCCCGTACCAATACGATGCCATAACGGAATGTTCCATACCCATCCTGCTTCGATTGCTGTGCATGATGTGTAGTTTTCCATTTCTTTTTCTTTATCAATGTACGGAATAACTGTGGCAACGGCCCTATCGTTTAACAGCGTGTCGTGGAAGCTAATAAACGGTGTGTTTAGGGTTTGGTCTAATAAAATGCTACGGAATCCACTGCAATCAATGAACAAGTCGGCGTAAATGTTTGTACCTTCTTTGGTTGTAATCTTTTCGATGCTGTCATCTTCACGCTGTACAACTTTATCAACAGTTTCTAACACATGTGTCATGCCCTTAGGTAAACACATATTGTCACGCAGCCATTCGCCAAACAACGCAGCATCCATATGGTATGCTGTGTCGCTGGTAAAATTAAATCCACGGACTTTAAAATCTTCATTACGAGTCATCTTGTTTGCATCTGTCATTAAGATAGCATCGTGATAAAACTCTGCAAAGTTTTCATTGGGTATAGATGGGTCGTCTGCCTTAGCTAAAAACCATTCCATTGGGCCACGTGGTTTGTCTGTGAAGTCCAAGATACCAAACGGGTAATGAAACTTGTGCGGCTGTTCTGTTGGATTTTCTCTAAAGTCAATGAACTTGATGCTGGTTTTGTAAGTTGCATTACAATGAGGCATCCAATCTTCATCTTTGAGGCCTAACATTGTTAGGAATTGATTAATGTGCCCGATTGTGCTTTCGCCTACGCCGATTGTTGGAATCCCGGGGCTCTCCACTAGAGTTAGTTTAATATTAGGCAACATCTTAGATATTGCTGCGGCCGTCATCCACCCGCTACTACCCCCGCCAACGATACAAATACTTTTTACATTGTGATGCATTATCCAACCTTTCTTAACTGTAATGCACTATCAACATCTTGCATGCCAAATGTGCGTTCGCACTCGTGACAGTCCCAACACTGGTTACGACATGTGCGTAGAATTTTTTCAAGACGCTTACCCGGATCTGTTGCCCAGATGCCAGTGTATGGTTTATATGTTTTGCGCCAATCATCTTTTGTATATCGTGTGTCAATCCAACCAGGAATCCAGTTATGCACTGGTCCTAAATTGTTTTCAATGACATCATCAAAGTTATCAGCATATACTGTTTGCCCAACAAAGGATACTGACTGTTTAAACTTGTTAATGTTGTCGTAATACCACACTGCTTTCATATGTTTTGCATCTTCTGCTTTAAACATAGGAGTCGTTAAACGACCTGAATATTTAAAAATATCAACTAGGTCAGCAAACTCTTTAAAGGTGTCTGCTTGACCTGCAACAAGGTTAATACCAGAGCGTGGCAATTCTGCAAACTCATTGTGGCCACGCCACCCATTGCAACTTAGATCTGCTGGTCCGCGGAAATAGTTAGTTCCAATTACTTCGCCAACACTGTCGTGTTCTTTCTTAAATGGGCAATGGTAAATGCATGCTTCTGCTACTAGTAAACTAGTCATTAACTTCTTTTGTGGGTTAAGACTATTTAAATAATCTTGAGCACGTTTAATACGCTTTAGCTCTCGAATATTTCTGTTCAAGCTGCGATCTAATAGAATAGTGTTGTAACCTAAATACGCATAATCAATAAACTGCTGTGCGTCTGCAACAATTTGGTTAACTGTACTTTTCCAACGCATGTCCGGGCATCTCTGCTGAAGTACACCCATACGCAAGATATGCTCGCTGCTCATTGTACAACTACGCAGACCTCTGTCGTAGTAACTGCCAATCCATTCAACAAACTGATTTCTAATTTCTTCGTCCCACACCATTTCGTGAGGGACTTCAACAGTGTTGAATGTTAGGCTAATTTCTACACCGAGCTCTTCTTGTATCTTAAACAAATAGTCAATTTGTTCGTCGCTGGCTTCAACACCCATTGGGTTACCGGCACGCTTTTGTTGGCCTTGCCATTCGTAGTAAAAGTACTTGCCGAAATAAATGTCATGCAGACTTTCCAGATAAACTGGATCTGCATTTTTCATTATCTCGTAATATGTGTTTGAAAACTCGCCGTGAAATTGATCGTAGTGTGCGATCGAAAACCGCTTTTTGAAAATCATAGTTTACCCTTTTATTGTGGGGCAACATTTCCTTGCATTGATTCCCAGTATTGCATGTTCCATTCATGAACTGCGTAAGGATCATCTTTTGGTATCGCAGCTTTAACACTAGCGACATGAGTTGCCCATGGCCCAGTATTACTTATCGTGCCCGTGGCCTGAAGCTCTTTAAAAAGCATATCCAACTGATTACCAATATCTGTATATGCAATACCACGTGCAACTTTATATGCATTTTCTGCAAAACCTGGTTGTTGAACGATATCAAATTTGGTTATTGTACCATCTTCGTTATATGTGTCGTGTACTGTTGTTCCGTCTGGGAGATCTACCCATTGGAAAGACTCATGTACTTCAAACTCGTTACCCGCTTCCACAATTTCACAAATTCTGCCAGGTTCTGAAATATGAATTAATCCTTTAATAGCCATTTTTATCTCCGTTATCTATATGAAAAAATTGTTACCATTCCTTTGGTGCCGTACTCGCCTGTTGAGTGCCCTCTCGGGTGGCTGTAACCCCAATCTGTTACGTTTGCTGCACCGCCAGACCCAGGTGCGCCTGCGCCAAAACTGTGTTGTACGTTCCATCCGAGGTTGCCGTGATTTCTAACATGGGCAGCGATACCTCCATAATATCCGCTACCGCCTACTGTAGAAGCGGTTGAGTGTCCAACGCTGTTAATGTGCCCGCAACCTGCGCCACCTTGCACTGAGAATTGTGCGCCACCAAAACTGTTACCACCATGTCCCCCACTATGACTGTAGTTTTGATTTGCGCCGTATCCCCCGCTGGCACTCAAGTAGCCCCCGAAGCTGCTAGTGCCACCGTTGCCTGCGGCAGTATAATATGCAGCATAACTGCCACCACCACCTACAGTAACAGCAACCGATCCTACGCCTGTCACGTTGTAGAAACCTTCTGCGTACCCGCCGGCGCCGCCACCTTCGCAGTACCCTGCGCCGCCGCCGCCGCCACCAATTAGCTTAACGTGTACCATTGTGGCCCCGGGATTATACCAAGTGCCGCTATCTGTAAATGATTGTACACTAATTAAGTCTCCACGGTCGGGAAAATCAGTTGTAGTCAACCCAGGCGGCTTAGTTGCTTGTATTGTGCCATCACTAAATTGTACACCATCGCCCGGGGTATATGTGGTTAAAAGCTGCTGTAATGACGGCTCGCTACCATCTACCTTGTCGACCCTTGGCCAATAAAATTCTAAACGTGTTGTTGAATCCCCGCAATAGTAATGGTATGTTCTATGAACACCAGTTGTAGTTCCGCCGGCCCATTTACAATCGTTTGGAATGTTGCCGTTTAGTGTGCCCACTTTTGATGTACCACTACCAGTTGTGTACACGCCACTATCAATGTGAGCTTGGTTACCGTTATGGTATTGAGGGAAACAATGTCCAACATATAAGTACCATTGGTTTTGGGAAAGTGCTCCTGTTCCCGGATAATACCAATACGGATTACCTTCGGCGGCACCACTTGCTAAACTAATTACAGCACTCGGGCCGCCGTATAGCCCAAAGTAGAAGGTTCCGCCACTTGTTGTACTTGTACGTCTCACCCATACACTAAAACGATACAACGAGTTTTGATCCACTGAAAAGTTACTTGTGTTCCATCCACCGTCGGCACCGCCGTTGCCAGACGGTACTGTTTGCCACACTAATGCAGATTGTCCCCATGGGTTAGTTCCTGTGTATCTGTTTTGTTCACCTGTGTCGCCATTGGCGCTAAAGATGCCAGTACCACCGTTACCTGCTGCCCAAGTGCCCGGAGATAATAAATTGTTATCTACTCTACCTAATGTTACTGCCATTTTTAACCTTTATGTATATGCATATACTACGCATACTCCGCCGCAGCCTGTTGTACCCGACCCGCCATCATTTGTTCTACCGCCGGTTGCACCTGTGCCCCATGCTGGCCCATAGTTACTCGGAGTAGTCGATCTATATTGTCCACCAGGGCCACCAAAGAAGCTAGGGCCGCCGCCAGCAGGTTGTCCGTGACTAGCACTGTTACCGTGTCCAGATCCTGCGCCGCCTTCGAGCTGAATTTGGCCGCCCGAACCTGTGCCACCGACACCACCACCATGACTATAATTATTGTTTGCCCCATATCCGCCTGTAGCAGATATCAATGACCCGAAACTACTTGTGCCGCCGCGCCCTGCGCCAGCGTAGTAACCAACGCCACCGCCGCCACCCCCAATAGTAACAGCATATGATGCACCGGGGCTAACACTAAACACCCCTTCAGCAAATCCGCCAGCGCCGCCGGCTTCACAGTAGCCAGCACTTCCGCCACCACCACCTACAATTTGTACAAGAATGGTGCTGCACTTTGCCGGAACATAATAAGTTCCGTTACTAGTGAATGAGACGATACTAATGGGTCTACCTCTGTCATATCCTGCTGTAGTAGTTTGGGAACTGCCATCATTGAATGTGACTCCGCTTGATCCTAATGTTACTGCCATAAAATCCTCTTAACTGTATGCATAAACAACAACCATGCCGGACCTACCTGCTTTGCCACTTCCGCCGTTACCGGTTGTTCCTGGGCTTGCTCCGCCGCCAGGTGCACCAGAACCAATTTGTTCACCCCCGCTGTGACGTGTACCAAAGCTCCCGCCCCAATATGTAGGGACGCCACGCGGCCCCCATGAGCCGAATCCGTTTGTGTGACCAATACCGCCACCACCGCCTACTGTAATTTGACCACCTGCGCCGGTGCCGCCATGGCCGCCTGTGTGACTATAGTTTCTATTAGCACCATACCCGCCAGATGCAGAACAGTATCCACCAAAGCTACTTGTTCCGCCATCGCCTGCGGCTGCATAGTAGCCAACACCACCGCCACCACCACCAATTGTTACCGCTACAGTAGTACCAGGCCCAATAGCAGGGATAAAACGCTCAGTATAGCCCCCGGCGCCGCCACCTTCACAGTGTCCCGCAGAACCGCCGCCACCGCCTTGAACTTTTACTAGCAAAGCTCTACAGTTAGCAGGAGCAGTAAAAGTACCGTTACTGGTAAACACAGTAATAGAAATCAATTGCCCATAATCAGCAGACGTGTTTGTGGATGCCGGTTGCTTAGTACCATCACTATATGTAATACCGCTGTTGTCTAATATAACTGCCATGGTTATTTGAGTTGTTGCTTAATACTATTTAATTCTTGTCGCAATTCTTTGATGCCTTCTACTAATAACGGGACCAAACGCTCATACTGAATAGTTAAGTAATGCTCGCCGCTTTTGCTTGTACCATCGGCATTAGTATCAAACGGTGCAGGTTTAACCACTTCGGGTTGAACACGTTTAGCAGCTTGTGCAGATAAACCCACTTGTACTTCTTCGTCTGAGTATCCGTACTGTTTAGCTGTATCATTTGCTACGTATAAGAAACCACTTAGCTCGTCAATCTTGTCAAGAGCATTTTCAATCTTGCCAATCTTTTTCTTTAAACGTTCATCTGAGTAATACGCTGTTACAGATGTTGTTGCAGTTAATGACCCAGTAACGTTAACACCACCAGTTGTCCAGTTTAAGACTGCGGTTGTTCCTGCACCAACACCGCCGCCGTACCCTAAACACCATGTTTGTGTCCCTGAACGAGAAATGTGCCCGTAATATGTACCATCACTGTTAATTACAACCGCTGGTACTGTATCAACCGTACTTCTATAAACATACACCGCAGACGTTGCAGACGCTGCACTACCACCAATGCTCAATGAAGATGCTGTACCAGATAGCCCTGTACCTGCACCCGAAAAGCTGCCAGCTGTCAACGCACCTGTTACGCCAAGTGTGCTCGACATAGTAACTGCACCACTAAATGCACCAGTTGTTCCTGATATTGCTTGTAATGTACTTGCCCCACTAACTGTTAATGTACTAGCCATTGATATTGCACCAGGGAAAGTACCCGTAGCAATGTCAGCCGCAGATAAAGTAACTGCACCTGTGCGTCCTGCTACGCTAGACACAGGACTAGCACTAGATACCGAACCTTGTGGGTCCCATACGCCTAAGCTAGAGTCATATACATATGTAACACCGTTAACTGTGTATTGTTGTCCGTTTGTTGGACCTACTGGAAAAGCCATTAAAATCTCCCTACCACAACTTCAATAGTTGTAAATTCATTTTCTGCTGCTTCGCCAAGTGCCTTGCCTAAAATGCAACCTGGACGATATAGTGTATCATGCATACGTTCTGCGTACCCTTTGTGAGCACTTGCAACTAATACATCACCTTTGCTAACTGGTCCGTGAACTTTACAAGGCACACGCCCTGTAAACGCTACAGGTAAACCAGTTGCTTCGCTATTCATCAAGTACGCTGGGTCTGTAGAAATAACACCAGCTACTCTAGTATCGTGTGTTTTGGTTGTTGCTGTAATTTCTTTTGCGCCACCAAACACTACTACTGTGCCAGGTTCATACGCTGTATCGCTTTCGTAAATCTCTGCCAAGTCAGCATATTTTGCAGAACTTGCAACACCAATGAAGTTAGTTGCTGTTAAGTTACCTGCACTGTCACGTAATGCCAGTGTGTTAGCCGTTGCACTAGTAGATGCGTTATATAACGCACTGCTGTAGTTAACCCAGTTATAGGTATTGCTTACGTTATCGTAAATGTATTTGTAGATGGCGCCAGTGTTACCACGGAACCATTCATCACCTTGGATTGGGTTAGCAGGAGCAGTATTGCCAGAGAAGTTAGTTATTAACGGACGACTTGAACGAGTTACGTTGCCGTTAAATGTACCACCAGCGAATGTTGGACTTGCACTTGTTCTAATATCTTGTGGGTCACTAATAGTAATAGTACTACCACTTGCTGTTGCTGTTATGCCGTTTGTACTTGCAAAGGTTAATGTGCCGCCACCGGACACAGAACCTGTGCCACTTGTACCTGCTAAGTTAATAGTGGAACTTGCTGATGCTGTGGTTACGTTTGTAATACGGCCTTTGGCGTCAACTGTAATGACCGGAATAGCAGTACCACTACCATAAGTGTTTGCTGTTACGCCAGTAGATGTTAAACTTAGTCCTACGTTGTTACCACTTGGTACGTTTGCTGTAATATCAGCAGTGTTACCAATTGTAGTAGACACAAAAGGATTGCCGTTTGCATACTTGTAGTTGTCCGAATACAATGAACCAGCAAATAAGTTACCTGTTACGCCAACACCACCGTCTACTCGTACTGCACCTGTTGAAGTGCTAGTTGCGGCTGTACCTGTTGTTACTTGGAAGTAACCGCTTGTGCTCGCGTTACCGCGGAAACGTGCAACTTCTGACTCTGCATAGAAACTTCCAGTAGCAATAACAATATCGTTGTATGTGCCTGTGCTATCAGTTGCTAATACCAAGTTACCGCCAAGTGCAGAACCGCTTCTTGCACTTGCAAATAAGTAACCATCGTTGGCTTTTGTAATTGTATAGGCCGGGTCAGCAAACAAGTTGCCAGTGAAGCCCATGTCCATAAAGCCAGTGAAGCCATCTGTGGTGTTGTTTGGATATGCAACAATATCAGACGAGCCAGTTGCGTTGGTGTTAATCAACGCACTTTGAACGTAGAACTGCCCGGCGTTAACTGCTTGACTCGAACTTGTTCCAACAATACTTGGGTTAACCAACGTAGTTGCTGCGGCATTATAACCAAAGTATCCCGCACTGTTAACGTTCAGGTTACCACTTATGCCTGCGCCGCCTGTTACTACTAGTGCCCCAGTGGTTGTACTTGTGCTGGCCGTGGAGTTTGATAGTATCAATCCACCAGCCTGTACAGTATCGTAAATTGCACCAGGATCAGTAAAGTCAATGGTAGTGGAGCTAGGTTCTGTTGCAATGTTACTAAAGAACACCCAACGGTTATTATTATGATTTCTAACTACTCCACTGTGGCCATATACGTTGGCGCCGCCACCAATGAAATGTCCATACATACCAATTTCAAAGTTGTATGGATACGGTGCTCCTGTTAAGTAAACTAACGGACTTGTAACGTTAAGCACTGAGGTTGATGTTGCAACAAGGTTAGGAACATACAAGTTACCCACAATGTGAACATCGTTACCAAAATAAGATACTCCACCAACTCCGGCGCCACCTGTTACTACTAAAGCACCGTTGCCTGCGCCAGTACTCTGGGTAGAGTTAGTAATAGATGTAATGCCTGTAACTCCCAAGGTGCTGTTAACTTGACTTGCACCGGTGGTAGTAATGCCTGCGAATGTAGGACTTGCTGTTGTTTGTAGGTTTTGTGGACTTGATGTGCTAACAACGTTGCCGGCCACTGCTACCACGAATCCGTTTGTGGAAGTAAAGGTTAAAGTTTCGCCACCACTTATTGACCCAGTTCCAGTTGTACCTGCTAGGTTAATTGTGGTACTAATGCCAGTTGTAGTTGCCGCTGTAATACGTCCATGTGTATCTGTAGTAATAACCGGAATTGCAGTGCTGCTACCGTATGTATTTGTACCAGGGCCGTGTGTGGGCAAGCTAATACTTGCACCGCTAATTGATAAATTACCTGTGCCCGAACTTGTGCTAACTACACGAGTTTCGTTGTCGTATACTGCACCAGCATGCACGTTGCCAGCAATGCCTGCGCCACCGGATACTTTTAAGGCACCAGTTGTTGTACTTGTAGAAACTGCTGTGTTAGTTACCGATATGTCCGAGAATGCTTGCTGTGTTGGTGTAACCATTACACGCATCCATGCATTCTTAACACTGTTATACTGATAAGTAATACCGTCGACTACAGCAATTTGATTATTAGTTGGAGTACTTGGAAAAGCCATTTAAATATCCTATTCTTACTTACCAGATGGGCTCTGCGGCCAATTTATGTTAGTTGGAAATCCTTCTTGCGAAGTAATATCACGTAACGCTTGTCTATACTCTGTCCACTTGCTTGATGTTAAATCAGGCACATCTTTGGCCTGTGTCCAATCACATTCTGCCAACAATTTGTTTCGCTTTGCTCTGGCAACTGCTCCTGCAAGTCTGTTGTTTACAATTACTGTATAGTCTGCTTGACTCATCCATGATGCAACAACATTTCCAGACTGATCTTTATCTGCAACAAGCACATCACCTTCATTTTGTGTTTCTGTTGTGTCTTGTACTAATACGTACCCAGCAGTTACAAATTCCTGTGATGTAGTTGATTCTGAAAATCCAGCCCATATAGATTGTTTCAATGTATCTTCTGTAAAGATATCAGTTGTTGGAAGGACAACATTGGGGTTAATATATTTGTTCATAGTATGCTGTCCTTACATTCCAAAAAAGAATCCGCTGATCATATAGCTTCCGCTGTATCCAGGTAACGTGCCAAGACTTCCGCCATTGCCCCATATACTTCCTGGGGCATTAAATGCAGCCAAACCCAACGTTGCGTCATAGTATAATGCGACCCCGGGGGCTGGCTGAAAATTAGTAAAGTCTACAGGTGGTCCACCCATTCCGGAAATCATGCCATATACATAATTCGGTTGACTAACATAAGATCCATATGCTTGTTGTGGGCCGTTGTATATCCAAATAGCTCCATCAGAGCTATTTCCTGCAACGTTGCAATACCAACAAGTCATAGAGCTTGTATCAGTTGATGAGTTTAATACATATAACTGGGCTCCCATGATGCTTGAGTCATTGTTCCAGTTGTCAAACATAGCATCAATTGGCATACTCGATCCACTGTTCATCGAAGCCCACGGATAAGATGTGCCAGTCGGGCCCGGTGCGCCAGCGTAGGGGCCCTGCAATTGACTAAATGGAGACACCATGGAACTCACGTTTAGTGTGTTGAATGGGTATGCAGAAATTCTTCCTAGTACTTTGCCGGTGCCCACAGGGCCGGTAAAGGAAACATTCTGACTATTAAATGGCACCCCAGTTGGGCCCATTAATAACTTGAATTGATCTGCCGAAGACACACTTCCGCCACCGCTGCTGCTGCTGCCGCTTGGTGCAGCTCCATAGCTTACTTCTTTGGTAGTGGGGTTGTAATACAGTATAGTCCCAGGGCTACTATCTTGACGAATGGGATCAACATAAAAACTATCAGTCTGGCCACTAACACCGTTTAAGTTATTTGAAGTTGCGTTTAGGATAATAGTGTTTGTTGGCTGGTTTTGGGCGCCAGCGTTTGCACCAATAGCAATAGCATTAGTGCCTTGATTCATAAAACCAGCAGATGGGCCCAATGCTACAGCATTCATACTCTGAGACATGTAGCCAGCGCCTGCGCCAACTGCAACCGCCGATATGCCTTGGCCCATTGACCCGGCGTATTGACCAATTGCAACACTTGTACCAGCGTCTCCAGCACCGCCTGCTTGCCACCCTAATACTACTGAATAGTTGGATAAGTTAACATACGGATTTAGATTCCAGTTTAGTGTACCAGACCCGTTGTTTATCAACACCCCTGGAGCATTAGTATTTGCGGGCAATGTTGTTCCACCACCTGCTACTGTTGCCCAACTTAGTGTGCTGCCGTTAGTGGTTAGATATTTTCCATTGTTTCCGGATTGAGACGGCAGTGTTGTTCCACCACCTGCGCCACTACTGTATGCAGTACCGTTGGCCCAGAACACACCGTTTGTTGTGACCAATCTGCCAACGCTTGCCGATGTAGCCACTGTAATGTTAGCAAAGTTAGAGCCGGCGCTTTGTGCAGCAGTAATAACCGATGACAACGCACTTGCAGTAAACTGACCAGCCGTAGTTGCAATTTGAGAAATGCCACCAGTGGAGTCAATGACTAACCCTTTAGGGTTAGGGTTTGATAGTGTAGGAATCGGAACCATTGCAATCGCACCAGTTCCAGTGTCTGTTGTAATACGTGCGCCACCTAAGTGAATAGTGTTACCGCTTAAGTATAGTTCTCTCCATCTTAGAGACGGAGTTCCTAAATCGTATGTAACGTTTGCTGCTGGAATAATATTTCCAGAGATAACCGAACCAAGAGTCGCTGTTCCAGGCACTGCTAGGTTAGATGCATATGCTGTTGCAGTATTTGCGCCTAGGTATCCAAAAGTTGGGCCGTTGATGTCGATCCAGTAAGTGTTAGTTCCGTCAAAGGTATATCGGTAAATGGTATCAGTTGAAGTGTCGTACCAAATGTCGTTTACTGTTGCACCGCCGGGTGCTGTCGAACTTGTGGTAGAAGTTGGGCCGCCACGAATTAACTGTGCGTTGCCTGCCCAATAAAGACCTGTTGTTGTGTATAGTGCATCAGTGTATACGTTACCTGCTACCCCTGCGCCGCCTGCTACACGCAGAGCACCAGTTGAGGTACTAGTTGCACCTAAAGTTGAACCCGCAACAAATACACATCCATTGATGTTGCCTGTTGTGGTAATTGCACCCGAAGATGCAATGTTTGCATTGCCGACTGTTAGTCCATTGTGGACTACAAAATAACCATTAGCCATAGTTCCATATATCCCTGTTGGCTGTTAAATTAAATTAACATGTATTGTTTACTTATCCTTACATTGGTATTGTTATTTGCAGCCACAAAGTTTACGCTTAATGTGCTGCCACTAATGCCAGTTGTTAGAACTCCTAAATTACCATTTGTTGATACTACGCCAAATGTTGTTACTGTTGGTGTAGTGCCATCGTGTATTACCAATGCTTCCATTGTTTGATATGAGCTACCGGATGTTGCTTGAACCAAATACTTCGCACTGCGATATGTTGTTTTACTAAACGAGTCAATTGCTGTTTCAACGTTTGCTGTAGCAACAGCAACGTTTCCTAACCCACTTACCAATGCACCGTTGGCAGCAACTTTAAGTGTTGGAACCTTACTAGAAGTTCCACTGTAAATCGTTACGCCATCTGTGTCAGTTGCAACTTCGTTATAACCAGATGAGTCAGTGATTGCAATAACTGTTTGAGTTGTAGTTAATCTACGAACGTCAATCTTTGCTGCGTTTGGCGGAGCAGAAGTAAATGTTAAAACTGCATCAGTTACATAGTAATCAAGCACCGGGCTTTGTAGCAACCCGTTAACACTAACAATACAGCTATTGGTTGTTTGCGGGCTACTTAATAAGAAGTTAGTCTGAGAGCCTGTGCCTGTAAATTGGTTATCACTAATGATAGTAAATTCACTAGTTGGTGTTACCCACCCGCGACCATCTGTATACCATTCAACACCGTCATTGGTAGTGTTGAAACGGATCATACCCGGTACATCAGTTGCTCCGCTCGAACTTGGACGTTCAGAAATCGTTCCAATTGGTAGTAAGATACTGTCTTTACTGTTAATCTGCAACTTTGCGCCATTAACAATAGACCCAGTGGATATTGTGTTACCAATAATTACTTGATCAAACAAACCATTGGATCTAGCCCAAAGCAAGTTATCGGTATTTGTACCTTTAACTTTAAAGTCCATACCAGCGGTGTTGGTGTTGTTAACAGTTAATGCCTTAGCAGCAAAAATATTTCCGCCTACACCCACACCACCTGTTACTACTAATGCGCCAGTGGTTGTGCTTGAACTTTCAGTGCTTGCTTCGGCAAATACTGTACCAGCAGCATGAACAGTTGAACCAGTGTATAAATCGCCAGTAATGCCAGCGCCGCCATCTACACGTAATGCGCCAGTGGTTGTGCTTGATGCTGCTGTACCTTGTTTTAATGCAAAGTAACCGCCATTGCTAGCGTCACCATGGAAACGTGCAACTTCTTGTGAATCCAAGAACCCGCCAGTTGCAATAACAATATCGTTATATGTTCCTGCTTCACTGGTTGCCAATACTAAGTTGCCGCCAAACCCAGCCTGTGGTCTTACAATTACATATCCGTCATTTGACTTGGTAATTTCATAAGCAGGGTCGTTAAACGCACTACCAGTCATACCCATGTCAACCCAACCACCTGTGTCAGATCCATTATCTCCGTACGCAGAGAAGTCACCCGAACCAGTTGATATAGTGTTTAGAATGTAAACCTGTGCAAAGTCACTAGCAGAGTTAACCGCAGCAATGGATGTATTTTGCAAAGGTGTTAGTAGAGAGTCAGCACCAACGTTTAGTGTTCCACCAATGTATGCATTGCCACCAAAAGCTGCACCACCATTTGGTACTGTTAATGCTGCGTTAGTTGGGCTAATTAGCGGTGTGCTAGAATCGATTACTACATTGCCTGTCGTAATTGCTGTCTCTGCAAACACTTCTGTAAAGTGTGCATGTGACGGGGTTGTTTGCCCGATAGTAACACTGTTTAAGCTGCCGCCTGTGATAACTGCATTACCAGAACTAAAGTTGGTTGCTGTAAACGTGTCAGCCTGACCAGTGATGCCAGTTACGCTTCCGCCTGTGATAACTGCATTACCGGTTGAGAAGTTAAAGGACTCTAAGTTTGTTACCCCAGTAATGCTACCGCTAGTTATTTGTGCGTTAGATGCACTTAATGTTGCGGTTGAGATGTAACCTATATTGGTTACAAAGCCACCTGTTAAGAAAACATTCGGAGAAATTAAATTAGCAGCATTAGTGGTGAACGAATTAATCACAACATTAGAAATGTTACCACCGTGAATGTTTGCCACTGTTGCAATTAAATTAGCAACACCAAAAATTTGAGCTGTGCCGGTTATGTTATTAATCGTGCCGCCAGTAATGTCAACGTTGCTTGAAGTTAAATCAGTAACGTTAAACGCAGATGCAGAACCAGTAATACCATTTACGGAACCGCTAGTAATACTTGCAGTGCCACTAAATGTTCCGCTAAACGTTGTAGCGTTAATGGTATTTGTACTTGGGTTAAAGTTGATACCAGGAGTGATATATGCTGCACTATTACCTGATGTAGAACGATCAGTGAAACTTGGATAGTAGATACCGTTGGTTGTGGTTGCAGTGTAGTTTTCATACAATGCAACGTTACCAGTAGATGCAGTACCAGACAGCACACCAACAATATTACCAGAGCTAAAGTTGGTTGCAGTGAAGGTGCTAGCAGAACCGGTAATGCCAGTAACACTACCGCCAGTAATTTGTGCATTACCAGTTGAGAAATTAGTTGCAGTTAGATAGGTTGCATCACCAGTAAAGTTAGTGATGCTACCGCCTGTGATCTGTGCGTTTCCTGTGCTAAAGTTCGTAGCAACCAGTGTACTTGCTGCACCTGTAAAGTTAGTGATGCTTCCGCCAGTTGCTTGTAAGTTACTGGTTGTAAATTGACCAATAACTTGTTTGTTAAAATTCCAACTATCAGTGGCGTCAGCATACAACAAGGTTGCATTAGCGCCATCGACTGTTAGTCCTGCGCCGTTAGCGGCTGAACTGTTTACTGCTCCTTTAGCTACTGTGATGTTTAAATCAGTAACATCAAGTGTTGCAGAATTAATTGCAGTTGTTGTGCCTTGTACTGTTAAGTTACCAGTGACAACAACGTTTTGTCCAACATATAAGTTGCCACCTACGCCTGCGCCACCTGTTACTACTAAAGCACCGGATGCTGAACTAGTAGAATCGTCACTACCAGTTACACGAACTAAAGTAGTTGATAGTGTACCAGTCGATGGGTTAAAGGTTAACGAAGTGTTTGTATACGCTGCACTGTTGCTACTTGTTCCGTTGTCTGTGAAACTTGGATAGAAAGTTGCGTTAGTAGATGTTGAAGTATAGTTCTCATATAAAGCAACGTTACCAGTTGACGCAGTACCAGTTAAGATACCAACAATGTTGCCTGAACTAAAATTGGTTGCAGTAAATGTGCTTGCCTGTCCAGTAATACCTGTGATGCTACCACCAGTAATTTGTGCATTACCAGTTGAGAAGTTTGTTGTTTGTAGGTAACTAATGCCCTGAACATTGCCGCCGGTAATTTGTGCATTGGCAGAGCTAAAGTTATCAACTTCAAATGTTGTTGCTGCACCAGTGATACCAGTAATACTACCGCCAGTTACTTGTGCGTTACCTGTACTGAAGTTATCAACTTCAAATGTTGTTGCTGCACCAGTGATACCAGTAATACTACCGCCAGTAATCTGTGCATTACCAGTTGAGAAATTAGTTGCTGTGAAGTACGATGCTGCACCAGTGATACCAGTAATACTACCGCCAGTAATCTGTGCATTACCAGTTGAGAAATTAGTTGCTGTGAATGTGCTTGCTTGCCCAGTAATGCCCGTTACACTGCCACCAGTAATAACTGCGTTTCCTGTGCTAAAGTTTGTGGCTTGCAAATAACCAATGTCTTGCACATTGCCGCCACTTATCTGAGCGTTAGCTGTACTGAAGTTTGTTGCCACTAAAGTTGTGGCAGCAAGTGTAATACCAGTAATGCTACCGCCAGTGATTTGAGCATTACCACTTGCTAAGTTAGTAACTAATGCATACGGGGCAACCAAGTTACCGTAGAAATCAGTTGCCGATACATTACCAGCAACACCGACGCCACCTGCTACTACTAAGGCACCAGATGCGGTTGAGGTAGATGTTACACCAGGTTGGGCTAATGTGGCTACCACATGCTCAATGTTTCCGCCACCACTTACAAATCTAATAAAGCGTTGGTCAGTTGTTGTACCAACAACTAAGTTACCACCGTTTGACGCAGATGTATTTGCTTGAGTGTATAGGTATGCATCGTTTGGACCAGTTGCTGTACCTAGACTGTTGTTTGGACTTAGTGGATCATAATTAGAACTGTTAATACCCAAGTTAACATAGAACGTCGAGTCAGTACCGTTGTCGGCTGTTGCTACATAGTCAGTGGTTGCATCACCGCCTGCGTTAATGTTCTGTGTATTAATCTGAGCATAGCCGTTGTAGTTCTCAGAGAACTGACCAACAACTTGAGGCAAAATGCTATACCCTACCGGAATACCTGCATACATTGCACCAAAGCCGGTAATGGTATTACCAACCATAAATGCAGCATTAGCAGTTGTGATATTACCAGTAACCACAAACAAGTTACCATTGATACTTAGGTTGCCGCCAATACTAGCATTACCGATTGTGTCAGACTCGTTTGCTGTTACCGAAGTAAAGATACCAACCGACGGAGTATCAGATCCAATCGGAGTTGCATTAATTGCGCCGCCATTAATTCTTGCGTTGGCTGTACTAAAGTTTGTTGTTTGTAGGTATTGAATACCTTGTACGTTGCCCCCGGTAATTTGTGCATTACCAGAAGAAAAATTTGTTACTACTGCTGTGCTTAAATCAGCAGTACCTGTATGGAAACCAGCTAACTCTGCTGCTGTAATTTTTCCAGAGAGCGTTGCCGCTACCGCAGTTAAATTACCTAACTTAACGTTTGCAAAGCCACTGTTATTTAGGTTGGTAATGCCTGCACCAGTGTCTGTGGTTGTAATGGCAATAAATGCCGATTCCGCTTCACTCCATACCCACGCAGTGTTTACGTTACCATATCCAGTTAATGCCGACAGATTGCGGTTCACTAGCATACCAATGTCATAGTTTGACAAGTTGCCTGCGTATCCGTTGTTATACACAATCAACGGATCATTAACGTATGTGTTAGTAGAACTTACAGTTGTTGACACCCCTGTAATTGTTAAGTTACCAACGATACTTAAGTTAGAATTTAATGTTAAATTCTCGTTAAAGTTACTTCCGACCAGCGTTCCAGGTGCAATCTTTGTGTATGTGATTGTTGAATCTGTGATCTGATTATTCTTAATTCTGGTTACGGCCATCGCCAAAGCTCCAATACTAACATATTTAGCCAAAATGATACCCTTGCCTAAATGGGCAAAGGTTCAGTAATAGTGGGATTAATAGCCGCCTGTTAGAGGACTGCGTTTCCAAGTATTTGGTGCAGTGCAAACATATAGATAGTTTGCGTCCCAACAAATTTGGCCCGGAGTACCAACAGCGTTAGATGCTTTGGTTGTTTGTGGTGCTTGTAAGATACCACTTAACGTTAAGTTGCCTTGTATTGTTAAGTCATTTGATACAACACCACTGAACGATGTTACGCCGCCTAAGTAACGAATGTTGATTGCATCAGTTACTAGTGGAATTTCAGCAAAAGTAATGTACCCTGCAGAGACTGTGTAGGCTCCGCTTTGCTGCACCGTACCGTTAATGGTTACTAGCAAGGATTCAATACTTGCATCGTGTGTTAGCACGTATGTATCGTTTACCCCGTCGCCGCTAAATGACTGACTTGTAACTTTGTTTGTTACTGGAACCCAGCTTGTGCCGTCAAAGTATTCAACAGATAGTGTATCTGTGTTGTAACGAATGTAACCTGCTACACCAACTGGTCTGTTATAGCTGTCACCAATTGGTAGTTTAACTGCTTGGTCAGACGAGAACACTGCAACACTGTTACTCGGAACAGTAATAGTTAAGTTGCCGTTAATGCCTGTGATGTTGTTGGTGTGAACATCACCGTAGAACGTACTGTTTACATTACCAGCAGTCACATTACCTGTAACTGCAAGGCTTGTTAGTGTTCCGACACTTGTGATATTTGGTTGAGCTGCTGTTGTTAATGTTCCATCAATGGTAGTAAACGTTGCAGTAGTTCCACTAATGTTACCAATGAGTGTACCAACTACGTTACCGTTAAATTGTGTACCAATAAAGTTGTCAGCATACACATTACCTGTGACTGCTAAGTTACCTGTACCAGTTAAGTTTAGTACCGGAGTGTTGTTAATTGATACGCCCAACAACGAGCTGTTGTTACCATACGATGTATCACCAAGGAACAAAGCCTGTGTAGTTGCACCTTGCTGGTTAGTAAACACTACACCAGAATTGTATTGAGTAGTAAATCCGAAACTGTCATTAACAAACGCTGCTACACCTGCTTGCAATAAGTCTGCATTTGGACCAAATGCAACGTAGCTGGATGTAGTTATGTTTGACGAGAATAGGCCTGTACCACCAATGATATTGCCGTGGAACAGTCCATTTAAGTGTGTTGCCGAAACGTTTCCGTTAACAACCAATCCAGTTAGTGTTCCAACACTTGTGATATTCGGTTGAGCAGCAGTTTGTAATGTACCGTTAACAGAAGTAAAATCGCCAATGGTACCAATGACGTTGTCTGTATTAACGTTGCCCGAGAAAAGTCCAGTTGTACCAACAATGTTGCCATTGAATTGAGTACCTGCTACGTTACCTGCTGTTACGTTACCAGTTACCACTAACCCAGTTAGTGTTCCTAAGCTGGTTACGTTTGGTTGTGCTGCTGTTTGTAAGGTGCCAGTTACGTTTGTAAATGATCCGCTAGTGCCGGTACTGTTACCAAATTGGTCACCGTAGAATGTACTAATTACGTTTCCGGCTGTTACGTTACCTGTAACTGCTAAACTTGTTAATGTGCCTACACTAGTAACGTTCGGCTGTGCAGCGGTAGTTAAGGTGCCGCTAACACTAGTAAAGGTGCCTGTAGTGCCTATAATGTTGCCATTAATGTCACCGTAGAAGCGACTATTTACATTGCCCGCTGTTATGTTGCCAGCAACATGTATTAGTGTGCCATCTACATCGGTGATATTACCTAACAATCTGTTTAGACTGGCAATACCATCTGTTACCGATGTGGTCTCAGAGAAAGTTAATGCATTGCTAGTCGACCCTGCTGCCGCAGTGCCCATAACAAATGCATTACCATAGAATCCTTGTGAGTTGCTTAAGGTAGCAAAGTTCTGCCAAGATAATGCACCTGCTCCGTTTGTGCTAATTACATATCCATCCGAACCGCCACCGATATTTAGATTGCCAATGTCGTAATTGACATTGCCGGCGATACTAATAGCTTCACCGTTCTTAGTCGAAATGCTGTTACCGTCAATAACAATGTTGCTGGTACTTAAATTACCAGCAATAGTTAAAGTCTGTGGTGTTACGTTTGTGTTAATGCCTACATGGAACTGACTAAAGTTCATGTAATACAAAGGCTGGCCGCTGGTCGTAAACTGAAGATCAGTACCTTGTCTGTCCAAGTTGGACACAAGCATTGAGCCCGAAATTCTACCAATAGCCATTTAACTCTCCGTTTCTATATTTAGCAGCTTTTTAAGCTGCATCAGTTGAGTTAATATTGTGGACTACGATAATCTTGTTTGGGTTACCGCTTGCATCAACTGCTGGTGGCGCACTTGTAAATGATAGTTGTGTGCCGGATACTGTGTAGTTGTTAACCGGTGCTTGGTAAACACCGCTAATAGTTACCAATACATTTTTTGCATCACTTTCACTTTGACTCATTGTGAAGTTTACTGTTGAATTGTCGCCAGTGAATTCATCAATTGTTAAAGCAACAGAACCAATCTTAGCAACTTGGTTCCAAAGACTGTTATAAAAGAATTCAATCTTATTGTTAGATTGGTTGTAGCGAATTTGGCCGTTAACTGGAGCATCAGGACCTAAACTGTTGGTACCCAATGGCAATTGCACAGCGTAGCTACCTGTACGAATTTGTGCGTTTTTAAGAAAGCGGGCCATATATTAAGCTCCTGTAGAGCTGATAGTAAACACAACCGCACCGTTAACACTGCAATTGGCCCACAAAGCATCACCATCGTCTAATACAATACGTTCAGTGTCGGACACATGGGTGTCATTGGCTGCAATTGACAAAGTATTGTAAATCGGACATGCATCAGGTGTACCGCCCGATGGTACTAAAAATACGTTTGCGGTTACAGCCGATCCAGTTGTGTTACACAAATACATTGCTGTAACGCCTCTAGTGACTGTGGTAGTACCTGCTAGGATGTTTGCGTTTGTTGTTGTTAGTGGTGTACTAGTAATCATAATAATCCTTACATCATCAATGAGTAAAATACTGCTTTACTCTTTGTGATTAGTTCTTGTTGTTGTTTGGTTGTGTTTGTAACAAATAAGCCGCTGCCGCCACCATTGGGGGTTTGTGAATAAACAGTGTTGTACCCACTTAACGTACTTGGAGCAACTGTTGTGTTTTTAACTGCAAGGTTAGTGTCAAATTTAACAACCTGAGTATTTGAACTAAAAATAGTTCTAGCTAATACGTCTAGGTTACCACCTAACTGCGGAGCAGGATCTTGGAATACACCCTCGATACCTTTTACACCAGTAACAATTGGCATGTATACCGAACCGTCAGATGTTAATTCCCAACGAGTCAACGATTCGTTCCATCGTAATGCTGTTTTAGCAAGCTGACCACGGTCAACTTCAAGTCCGGAATACACTGGAGTAACCCCGAAACCTGTTTCTCCTTGATTCAAGGTTACAATGTTATCGGTGATTTGAGTATTAGTCGATGAAATGTTCGACACTGTACCAAGTACTTTCAAATTACCTGTAACAATAAATGAGTGTGCGGCCACTTGCACATTACTTGTGGTCTCGTGACCAATAATGTTCCAAGTTCCGTTAAACCGTGTATTTAATGACATTTATAAATTCCGTTATTAGATATTTATCTTAGATGTAAAACTGCAACGTCCAAAAAAATAGCGCCCGAAGGCGCTATTATGGTCTAAGATAATCTTAGTTGTTGCTAATCGACACAGTTACTGGAACTGTGGCATTGCTTGCTGTAGCAAAAGTAGGCTTACTACCAGAGTAATCGGCCCAGCGGTATGCGTTACCTTCTGCATCATATACCAAGTTTTCAGTGATTTTAGCAATAGAGAAAGTGCTGTTGTCTGCAAAAGTAGCAGTAATAGTCATTTCGCCTGCTGCTGCTGGTGCAGCGGTTGTTACCAATTTGCAATTGCTTGTTCCGTCAGCGTTTGTAACACGGAATGAACGAGATCCTGCTTGTTTAACAATGTCTGCTGCTTTACCAACGGTTGCGCCAGTTACCCAAGCGTTTGCGTTGATAGCATTCAATACTGCATTACTTGTTAAAGTTGTTGCAAAAGTATTAGCTGGTGTAGTGTTTGCACCTGTGATAGTAAAAGTTGGAGCTGATGTATAACCAGATCCAGCACTAGTCACGGTTACACCTGCAATGTTACCTAGTGTAACGTTACCAATAACTACGGTACCAGTTGCTGCGGAACCACCTGCAATTTGTGGTGCACCGAATGTAACTACTGCTGTGGATGCAGAGTAACCTTCACCTTGTGTACCAACGGTAGCTGTTGCTACGCCTTCACCACCAACTCCGTCAGTGTTAAATGAACCGAAAAATGTCTTTTTTAATGGACGTCCCATGTTGTTTCTCCTTAATGTTTGGCGTTCTAGGCCTACGCAGTTGGGTAACTGCATAAACTCTCAGTTAAGAGTGAACAATATATTTATTTAGGATATACCTTTTCACCTTTAATAAGTGCAACAAAGTGACTCCAAAAAGGATTGTTTGTGATATGAACGCCGTGCTTAACAATAACTCTATCGGGGTTTAGTAAAGGAGTGACTTCAGGTAACTTAGTCCAGTGTACACCCGGCTTGTGGTGATGTTCTTGATGCAGCCCTGCATTAAAACCAAAAATATTGTACCACTTACTGTAGATGCCGATACTATCTTGTGTTGTATCACCACGTCTATTTAACGCACCCCAATGCTCGCCGTAGCTGTTAGCATTGTTTACAAAAAAGGCCAAAGCATATACTAGAGCTGTCCACAATCCAAACAATGGATTAATTGCAATCACTGACAATATGTAAAGCCTAAATGCCCATAGCTCTCTGTTGTATCTTTTATTGAACTCATCAATTTGTATTCTTCTTGGCGATGCAATAAAGAAGTTTTTAATTTGGAAAAATACTGTCATCCTATAACAGTAAACCCAAAAGTTTACTAGCTCACCATCGCGTCTTCCGCGATAAACACTAACTGGATCTTGTGTAGCACCTGTATGATTAGGTTTATCGTTTACATGCCTGTGGTGCAGCATGTGCGTATTTTTCCATGCATTCTGCGGAATGCCAGTAACTGCACTTAAAAACAATTCGTAGATTCTGTTTAGTGTAGAACTTTTAAATGTTGTCCAGTGTGTATGATGATGCAAAGAACTGTTTTGACAATTAACAATAAACCAGACCTGGAAAAAACTTATAACAAGTATCCACGCAAATGACGGAGTCCATACTGCTAGTGTGTAAGGAACGCAGAACAAAAAGAAAGCATACAAGATAAGATATATGTCTTTTGGTGAGTAACGGAATATTGATTTCATTTTGTATTTAATAGCAAAAACTTACGCCAACAAAAAAGCCCCAAATTAAGGGGCTTTTTATTAATAGCACCTTTCGGTGCTATCAGGTCTTCCCATCCCTGGGTAGAAGATTACTGGAAGCTCAAGTTGCTTACAGCGATTTCTGCCAAGTAGTCAGCAGCGTTGCCCAAAGAGCTAGCTGTGTTTGTCAACTCAACATAACCATAACGAGTCATGAAGCCAACTACTGGTTCGAATGTAGATGGATCTAGTACAACACCGGAGCTCATCAATGGTACGTATGGGCAATAGAACGCAGCAGCGTCTGCTTCGCTAGAACCCTTGTAACCAACTAGAACAGCTTGGCTGTCTTGTGCGTAGCCGTCTACGTATACACGCATAGCACCGTTCAAAGTACCAACAAACTTAGTGTTTGTAGGAGCTTCGAATGTACCTTCTGTTGTACGAGCGAAGGCAGAAGTAGTTGCAGATTGCAATACTGTCAATGCGGCGCTAGAAACAACAGCCCAGTTACCAGCACCACGACGTGTGCGTTGTGCGATCAAGTTGCTAGCACGGTTGATCAAAACAGCTAGAGCAGCGTGTTCGTCACCAACGAATGTAGCAGTACCAGAAACGGTAGCTTGGTTGTATGTGTACTCAGTAGCTGCCAACGAACGTAGAGAACCTAAGATCTCTTGGTCGATTTCAACTGTAATTTCTTGTGCCAAAGCAGCCATAACTTCTGCTTCAACGTCCAAACCGTGCATAGCTTGTGCGTCTTGAGCAGCTTCAAATGTCCAACGTGCAGACAATTTACGTGTCTTAGCTTCAACAACTTGTTTCAAGATTTGTACGTTGATACGGTTACCAGGTACGCCTTCCATTGTAGCAGTGCTGTTAGCTTTGCCAGCGCCAGTACCTTGGAATGTGCTTCCAGAATACTGAGTAGCGATCTTGAATGGGCTCAATGCCTCATCACCAGCAGCAGTAGTTTGGCTGCTGTCGCCACTGTGTGTAACGCCATCAGCGTAACGTACACGTAGAGTATGGATCTGTGCAACTGGGCCAGTCATTGGTTGAACACCAACTAGCTCGTTAGCAATAACAGTAGGCATAACACGGCGGATAACTGGTAGAATAACACGGTTAAGTGTAGCTACGCTACCTGCTGCTGTACCACCTGCTGTAGCAGATTCGCTCAACATCTTGCGAGTGTTCTCAAGGATCACACCCATTGTAGTTCTCTTAGAACCATTCAAGCCTTCTAACAGGGCTTCTTTGGTTTCGCCCCAACGGCTTTCTAGTAATGCGGTTGTCATAATTTCATTTCTCCTAATTAGGGTTTATTATTTTAGCCCTGCTAAACGCTTCAAGTCGATGACATTAGTGTCAACTCTTGTTTCCGCGGCGTTCTTAGCAGCCTTATCTCCAGTGACTTCAACACGGCTCTCGTTAACCATCTGCTTTTGTGGAGCAGGTGCGGCTACGCTGGCTTTATTGTTCAATACAGCTGGTAGATATTTTTCGTAAGCGCCTTGCAATTTACTTGTTTGGACACTTTCAAGTAGCTCGCTCATTACAGCGGCTTTCTCTTTGCTCAACGGTTTCATTAGATCAGCCATTAAAGACTTACGATCTGCAGATTCCTTGATTACACGAATCTCTCTTTCTTTTGATTCAACTAAGGTTGCCTTCTCAGCAGCTACACGACGAGCTTCAGCAACTTGTTGCTTAGTCTGTGTCAATGCGGCTTGTAACTTAGCAATTTCTTTGTTCTCATTTAAGTGAGTAACGCTGAATTCGCTAGCAAAAGCTTCAAATAGGCGACGACCAAACATGTTCTCGCGAGCAACTTGGATGTCTTCTTTTAGTTGAGTCAACTCTGACTCTAAATTCTTGGCAACAGCTTCCTTTACAAGGCCTGCACTACGAGCAATGAATTGCTGTTGTAGTTCAGATAGCTTCTCTTTAGCACCAGCAATTAAGCGGACTTTAGTTTCAACTACAGCTTTCTTGTCTTGTTCAAACTCTTGGATTTCTTCTGCAAGGGCCTTGATTACAAATGACTCTAGCTTACCGATAGAGTTTTCATAAACTTGACGATCCTTACGAAGTTCTTGGATTTCTTCACTTAACTTGCTTACCATGAAGCTGTTAAACTTCTTAGCAGACTCGTTCATGTGAACTTTGAACTTAACACGGTCTTCTGCAAGAGCTTGCTTTTCCGTTTGGAATTCAGCTAGTTCAGCAGTTAGACCTTCTGTTACCATTTTGTCTAGAGCCTCAACCATGACTTGTTTGTCATGCTGATAGCGTTGTGCAAATTCTTCACGAAGTTCTGCACGGGCACTCTCTTTAGCTTCGGAAAGACGAGCTTCCCAAGCCTCATTGATAGCCTGTTGAGTGCTTTCGTTAATAATGCCACTATCTAGCAATGGTTTGATAGCATCTAACATTAGGTTTTCTCCTGTTATACTTTAAGGTCTTTGATGAAGCGGGTAATTGCTTCTTTCATGTACTTTTGTACTTTTTGATCTTGAGAGGCATCACGAGCCATCTCAAATATTTGCGAACCGCCCTTCATATTCATAAGGCTTTCATAAATTGCTTTAGGATAAGCATTAGGAGCAGAGGGTTGTGCCACAATGTCTACTGTAATGATTTCAAAATCACTTACGTGACCGCTACTTTCATTAACGTTACCGGATCCACGGCTGCTAACACCCAACTTAACACCACTAGTTAACATTGACTTAACAAGTTCACCCATTGGTGTTGGTAGGATTTTTAGAGTACCGTATCCGCAAGGACCGTCCATCCACATTTTTTCAATCATGTGGGAGACACGATCTAAATTAATCTTTAAATCATCAGGATGGTCGACTTCGCCCAAGACACTGTATCCACCACTAATCTGTTCGTTAATGGTGGATACGGCCTTTTCAATTTCATGAACTGGATATACACGTTGGTTAGCGTTCTTCACGCCTCCCTGGATGAATATCCCTTTCATTTTGAGATTCTTACCATCACCTTCGGACTCAACGATAATGTTGGCACGATCGAATGTAAGGTTTTCTCTTAGGTACAAAGCCATATTATTGTCCTAATTACTTACGGCCGCCTTCAAGGCTCTTCTTGTTAACACTCAAGTTACCGTCGGTAGTGCTACCTTCAGCGTCTTTACCTTTAGCTTTAGTGTTATAGAAGTCTTGAGCGCCTTTGTTGCCGCCAACTTTGTTTACGTTACGCTTTGCAACATCAATTTCTTGTGCTGGTTTAACAAAACCACCTGCTTTAGCTTTTGTGCTGTTACCATCAACATCACCTGCGTCAGACTTGCCATTAGCGATGTTCTTTGCAGAACCGCCCATGTCGTTCTTACCTGCTAGTGGGTTCTTTGTGTTAACAGAAACTTTAGGAGTCTTGTTGCCTGTACCAACTGCTGTACCTTCTGTGTTAGCTGGAGCAGCAACTTTTTCAACGTATTCACGCATCATTTCTGCTTCAGTCATCTTACCAGAACCGCTTTTGCCAGAACCAGACTTGCCGCTTCCGCTCTTACCAGATCCGCTTGCGCCAGAACCTTTCTTAGCAAATGGATTTTCACCTTCGGCAAACATTTCGTCTTCTGCGCCGGCTTCGTCTTCAGCACCGTCTGCACCACCGAACTCATCAGAGCCAGTACCGCTTTGACCGTCTTCGTCGCCACCAAATTCTGCAGAACCTGTACCGCTTTGGTTGTCACCTTCGCCGCCAGTTAGTTTAGCAAACTCAGCTTCTAAGCTGTCGATTGCATCACGGATGTTTTGGAATTCACCTTCAGCATCGCCGCCGCCAATGTCGCCACCTAAGTCATCACCGCCCATGTCGTCCATACCGCCCATGTCGTCACCACCTAGATCGTCGCCACCAAACTCGTCGCCGCCGTCTAATTCAATATCGCCACCTTCTAGGTCGTCTTCACCTAAACCGTGGGTTTCGTCGCTAGCTACGTCTTGTGCTAGGTCGCCTTGTTGGTCGTACTGATCAATGTTTTCGTCAACTTGATCTTCGTCCATCAGGCTTTCATAAATCTCACGAGACTTTTCAACTACAATAGAGTGAAAAAGCTCACGAGCTGCTTGTTCGTTTTCGTTGATAATGTGTTCAATCAACTGTTCGTATTTGTTCATATTAAAAATGTCCTTTCAATAATATGGCTTGTAAATTATTTACTAATCTACGCAGATTTCTACTTAATATCGGTGTTTTTTGAAGGATTTTAAGAATTAGATACCAGGAGCGCCCATGCCGCCGCCTTCTGGAGCAGCCTTGTACTGCTTAGATACCTTCTTGAGTTTGTCTTCATGTTCAAATTTTCGAATGTCATTTGCCATGCGTAACTTGTTGATGTGAGCTAGAGTTAGCTTAGTCTTACGCATGTCGCCAAGTTTAACTACGGAGTTATCGTCCTTTTCAGAGCGATGACCCGGTAAGTCATTGTTGCCATCAAAAATTTCCATTACATACATACAGTTATTTACCTTTAGATACCTGCGGCTGCTGCTGGCGCTGCTGGAGCAGGGGCGCCGCCCGGTGCAGCACCCATTTCTCCTGGGGCTGCTGCACCCATATCGCCTTCAGCACCCGGTGGTGGTGCAACCGCTTCTAAGTCTTGGCTAATGCCACCTGGAGTTACGCCCACACTACGTAGATCGGCACCTTCTGCAGGGGCACTTTCTACGTCACCTTGTTCTTCGTTCCATAGACGTTCGTTGTCGTTCATTTCTTGTTCACTTAAGCCCAAGAAGCGTTCCATCAACCAACGCTTAGAGAAGTAAGGGTATGCTTCTAATTGAGTAAATGTTGCAATACGGGCCTGGTCAGCTTCTGCCTGGCTGTAGCTTGCAAAGTTCTGCGGTTCTTCAAATATTAAATCAAACAGGCTGGAGTCAATATTAATACCTCTCCAACGCATAAACATCTTAAATTCTTGGTCTAGCTTGTCTACAACCATAGATTGTAAACGTTTACAGTACTGGTTAAAACGCCATTCTTGGATCAAAGCTGTACCAACTTTACCGTCGTTCATGCTTTGCGATCCGTCTTCTAAGCCTGTTGGCAAATAGCTAGATGGAATACGCAAACCACGGAATAGCTTGTTAGTAAAGAATCGTAAGTCTGTAATCTCGCCCAAGTTCTGACCGCCTGGCAATGGCTCAACGCTAGAACCACGACCGTCTGCTGTAACTGGGAAGAAGTAATCTTCGTTTGTGCTTAATGGATTGTATGTAGCATCCATCATGTTGCCGCCGCCACCTGTTTGTGTAGGAATACGGCGTTGTGCAATTTCATTCTTAATACGGTCAACGAATGCCATCGCCATGTGTGTTGGCATGTTACCTACGTCAATTTTAAATACACGGCGCTCTGGCGCACGTTGTACACGGTAGATAATAATCGCATCTTCAAGCAATTCTTTTTGCTTAAACACCTTAAAAACGTTCTCTAATACACTGTTACCGAAAGGCCAAAATACGTCTAAGCCCTCTGTTAAACTGATGTGTACAACGTGTTCTGCATTAATTACAGCTTCGTTTTGTTGGTGTTGGAAACGTGATCCACCGCTAAATGGTGCATTAGGCTGTACATAACTGCCGCTAGGACCACCAACTTGTGGGTGATTGCTGAATGTATCGCTCGTGCTAACCGCTGTAACTGTTAAGTTCTGGAAGTTAGGGTTTAAGTCTTTAACAATGTATTGCTCAGGCTTCTTGCCTTCTGCTTCGTTAACGATAACCTTAGTAACTTTACTCATCTCAGTCCAGAACAGTTTGAATGTTTCTGGATCGCGGATGAATACTTGATCGCCGTATTTGATAACGTTACGGAAAATCTTAAAGATACGCTTGTTAAATTCGTTTAAGGCAACCCATTGTTGTAGTTGCTCTTTAATAATCTTTACTTCGTTATCAGTTGGTTTGTCTTTGAAGTGAATGTCAAATGCTGTGTTGTTTTCCAAGTTCTTTTGTGTAGAGAACTCAGCTAAGATGTCCAGTGCTGCATTAACTTCACTGTCCATATCCATCTGTTCGTACTGGTTGTAACGCTCAATACGGTTTGGGTGCCCGATGTAAATTTCAGGCAATGTGCTTTGGTAATTGCGGTAGCCAGGGTCAATAGCTCTGCCATTGCCCAAAGGACTTACGTTTGACGGTAAGTTTGCTGATTTAAAATATTTTTTCCAAGACATTGTTTAATAATTCCGTGCGATTGTATATTTACCGCATTAACTCATGTTGTGCATAAGTCTTTCAGTATAGTCTCTATTATCGCCCATAATTCTAATTAAGTCGTCTAGCTTAGAGTTTTGTTCTTTAATAAGCTCTGCCATTTCTCCACCGCCAGCTGGTGCAGCTGACTTGTTGCCCATTCCGAACATTTTCATTAAGTCTTCTATCCCTTGTGTGCCTGCTTTTGGTGCGCCGCTATCAGTTAGGGGCAATACTAATTCTCTGTTGTGTAGCATCGCTGTGTACCCACTTGCAGGGCCAGTCGCAATTCCGCCTTCTGCAAATTGGCCTGCTACTGCTTCTCCACTTTTTTTACCGGCCCATCCTACCCCGGCTGCACCAAGTGCTCCGCCGAGCACGCCGCCAATAGCCATGCCAATTGGTCCTAGTAGAGCACCATATGTAGCTCCAAGTGCTCCGCCTGCGAGCCCACCTGCGAGCCCACCAGCGGCTTCGCCGACTACTCCACCTTTTTCTTTTTTAGCTTCTTCGGATGTGATTTGACCAGCAGCTTCACGGGCCTTAACATCTTGGTAGTCACTGTATGCCATTGCTGCAC